ATATGATTTGTATGGAATTAACAGAAAATGATAATGATAATTTATTGCATTATGAAGTTTCAATATTTCGTCTTAAGCGGATTGAAGATATAAATAATGTAAAATCTCCCACAATTTATTACAGGGGTGGGTTGACTGATTACGATTGGGAGGTGGTTAATTATTCTTATAAACATATAAGCTAACATTTAATAAGTAAATGAATGCGCTCTTTTTTATAACATAAGATCCTTATTTTTTATTTAAAAAATTTTTATTAATCCATTTTTTCTTTAATTGTATTATTATTATTATCATTTTTTATTAATTCGTTTAAATTTTCATTTTTTTTATTTTTTGTTTCTATAACTTTTTTTATTTCTTCTATTTTTTTTGCTCTCTCTTGTTGCATAATAAAATTTCGCGACCCAGCATCCATGATATTTCGTATCACTGAAAAAACTTTTTGATTTTTTGTTTTGTTTGCATTTTCATCTTTTTTGGGCGCAATCCCGAGGTAGTCACCAACGACTTTCATTACATCATGATTACATTCTTCCAACTTTTGAGTTGCTTCGATTTCATCATAGTTTGTTTGTGTCATTATAAATTGAATTTGTTGTTTGTGCCGAATTTCCATTTTTTCCTTTAACAATTCATTTCTCCGTTGCTGTTCTTCTTTCTTTTTTTTTACAATATCCGTTTCTGAAGGATGTTGCTCTTGCTGTTGCGATTGCTGTTGTTGCTCCATTGATGATGAATGTTGTCTAAATCTATATATATAGTTTGTATTAAATATTTTTTAAATCATATTAAACAAACATTTATATTAAATATATCATAGTTGTATCAAACAAAATTAAACAGATTAATGAGTGCCGAAAATACACAAAATAAAATCGTAAATGTCCGTGGAGTTCAATTTGACATATCTTCTATATTAAATGATGTTACCGTATCAATACAAAATAATATTCAAAGGTCGCTGGATGGTGCATTAAAAGATTATGAATTATACAAATCAACGCATGATGCTATACTTCAAATACCTTTTGTTCGTGATCTTTACAATCGAAATCAAGAATTAATTTCACAACTTGACCAACCCATTCAGTTAAAGATTGATGAGATTTTACCCCCCCCTTCTCCTGTAGTGATGCGTTCATATTTCCAATTTGACTCAAAACAAAATGAAATGAATAAAAAACTATCTGACGAAGAAGAGTCGACGGGTATAGTTCAAAGCGAAAGCGAAAGCGAAAGCGAAAGCGAAAGTGAAAGTTCAATTGAATTAGAATCGAGCGAAGAAAATGAAAGTACAAGCGAATCAGATGTAGAATCAGATCAAGAAGAAGAAGCAAGCGTAGTAGATGAAGATGCAGAAGCAGAAACGGAAGAAGAAGATGCAGAAGCAGAAACGGAAGAAGAAGATGCAGAGGAAGATGCAGAAGCAGAAACGGAAGTAAAACAAAAACAAAAAGAAGATGCAGAGGAAGATGCAGAAGCAAAAACGGAAGTAGAACAAGAGGAAGAAGAAGAACAAGAGGAAGAAGAAGAACAAGAGGAAGAAGAAGAAGCAGATGAACAAGAGGACGCAGAAGAACAAGAGGACGCAGAAGAGGAAGTATATGAAATTGTTATTAAAAATGTTACTTATTTTACAACAAATGAAAATGATGGAGATATTTATTCATGCGTAGATGGTGATGTTGGCGAAGTTGTAGGAAAATTCAAAAACAAAAAACCGGTCTTTACGAGACGAAAATAAAAAAAAAATATTAAAATAGTATTAAATTAAATTTAAAATCTAAAAAATGAAATAAATAATAAAAGTTTGTTAATTTTTATTATTTTTATAATTATATATTATATACATTTTTATTTATTGATTGAATCGTTATATCATGATTGTTGAATATATCTGTCCACCCGCAATATTATATTTAGCTTTTTCTATCACTCAAATAATAATTGATATGTTTAGAGGTGAAACAAATACCGCATTTTTAAAATTTATTGTTATGATCATATTTACACTCGCGCTTAATTTATTATGCAGCGCGGGATTGGGTATTATTTCATGGTTTATTGTTTTTATCCCGTTCATTTTAATGACATACATTACTACAGTTTTAGCTTTTGCATTCGGAATACCCAAAAAGGATAATTTACGACCCGAACGCAAATCACGCGAAGATCACGAGCGCGAACGAAATCACGACATTATAGGCGGTTGCGCTGGAACACGTTACGGTTGTTGTTATGACGGAATTACAGCAAAAGTAGATCATCGCGGCTCAAACTGTCCACACAAACCTCGACCCAAACCCGATCCAAAACCTCATCCTGAACCTCAACCTCATCACCATAAAAAAAATATTGGCGGTTGTGCCGGACAACAGTATGAGTGTTGTGAAGATGGAGTGTCAACAAGGCCTTGTCCAAAAGGAATGGTTCCGATTCCTAATAGTAGCAATGCTTTATGTGCCAGTAGCGAATTCGGTTGCTGTTCAGACGGAAAAACGACCGCAATTGCGCCCCCATGTAAAGGTGAAACTAGTCCAATAATATAAATTATTATTTATTAATAAATCATAGAATAAATAAATAAAATATATATTTATGTAAAATATATAAATATATTTTAATATGTTATTATATAACTTCAATTTTATTTGTTATAATAAAAATAAATAAAACAACAATGAATAGAAATTTTATTTTTTGTAAAAATATAAAAGAAATGTATCGCAATAATTGTAGTGATTTTGCCGTTGCAGAAATAGAAGAAGTCACACTTCATTATTTTCTTCCAGTATTGTTTGGTCTATCATGTGCTCTTTATGTAAAAAATAATAAAGAGTTAATTTCTGAGATTTTGTTTCAAATTGGTTATAAATCATTTTTAGCAGCAACAAAAGTATCAAATGTCTACAGAAGAATTAAGAATTTTTTTGTTTCTTCGGATTCCATGAGTGTCGTTAATAAAAAAACATATATTTATGATGAAATAAAAGTAATTAAAAATGGAGTTCGCCACGCGTCGTTTGAAACGATGGCGACATTTAAGGATTCGTCTTATTTAGGAAATCCGAATGATTATTATGACCTTAATGAAGATGTTGAAGAATGTTCTTCTTCTTTTGATTCCGACCCTGTTAATGACTCATCGACTCCGTCATCTTCTTCGCCGTCATCTTCTTCGCCGTCATCTTCTTCGCCGTCGTCTTCTTCGCCGTCATCTTCTTCTTCGTTGGAAGAACCTTTATCATTGGAACCATTATTTGTAATGGAAAAAAATGATTCTGAACAAACGCTCAATTTTAAAAATTTTGAATTTATCATGCACACAAATTATAGGTATCCGGAATCATTTGAAACATCAAAACAAAATTATACAAAGATTTATAGAACATTTACAGAAAATGATTATTATGCAGATAAGACCAAATATGAAACATCTGCTGCCGAAATGATTATTTGCACTTTACAAATAGATGGCGACAGTGAAGAGTATGAAATCGACTTGTCACAACCCTATAACTTCAATGTCGTTGGAAATCTCATTTTGGATGAAAAATTTGTGTATTGGTATATACTGAAAAAGTACAACTACGCAATTGAATCTTCTGCGAATTATAAAATTACGTGTATTACAAAAGATATTAAGGCGTTTCAACTTGACCGGTCATGCGGTTTGCGCGTACACTTGAATGAATATGAAAAGGTTGACCAATCAATTCTTCATTAAATGTTAATCATATAATAAGTTATTGCAAACAAATGTAATTATGTAATTTTAATATTTATATTTATATTAATTATTTTAAAAATCAATATAAATATATTATATTATTAAGTTATTATGGCATCGTTCGAAGTAATTCAAACAACGTTGACAGAGAGAGGAACTAAACGCCGCACACAAAATAATAATACTACTACTACTAGCGCCAATCATAAAAATATGACCACTATCAAAACGTGTGAAAATAATACAAACATTTTCAAAAAAAGTTCTGATTCGGAATCAAAAGATTCTTCAACGAATTCAATATTACACGATCTGTCGGATGCATGGATTCTTTGGGCGCATTTGCCTCACGACACCGATTGGAGCTTGAAAAGTTATATGAAGATTTATGAATTTAATACCGTAGAACAGGCCATCACCATCACGGAAACGCTGCCGCCCGTATTGGTTACCAATTGCATGTTATTTTTGATGCGAAAGGGAATCAATCCGATTTGGGAAGATGAGCGAAACCGTAATGGCGGTTGTTTTTCATATAAGATTCCAAACAAGGATGTCCCTGATGCATGGAAACAGCTTTCGTATTCGCTGGTTGGAGAAACCATGTCCGATAATAAAAAACTGTTGCCTCATATCAACGGAATCACCATTTCTCCAAAAAAGAATTTTTGTATTATTAAAGTGTGGCTCGCAAATTGCTCGTTTCAAGACGCGGCAGTTATTCGCGAAGTCCATGGAATCACTTCCCACGGTTGTTTGTTCAAACGACATGTGCCGGAGTATTAATTTGCATTCATGAAATTATAGTTAGATTAAGATTCAATTTATATTTACAAAAATATAAATTGAAATTTTTTTAATTCATTTGTAATGATTCAGTGTAGTGTATTCTTAGGAAGAAATCAATTATCGGATGGAAATCACAGGCAATTTGGGAAAAGTTGGAATGAAGAAAATGGACAAAAAACAGGCATCTAAGTGGTTTCAGAATCTATCACCCGCCGAACAATTATTATTGAAACAAGAAAAAAAATCGTCACCAGGCGAAGAGAAAAAACCAAAAAAACAAATGCATGAGCGTGAGCGTCAAATGATGCTCACGCGACGTTCCGAACATGAAGCGCGCATGAAAGCCCAATTGAAATCCAAGGCGGAAATAACGCAACAAATACAAAAATGTCAAGAACTGCGCCGCCAACTAATTCCATTCCAGATGAGGTTGCAACAGATGCAGATGCATGAATCCTACTGCGCGTCAAGATCATTATCCGAATTCTTTTACAACCTTGGCAATTTGGACTCCAAGGTTTCAAATGAATTGCGGTTCATAAAAAATGAAGAAAAAGTCCTTTTCGACATGCAACACAAACACCACTGCATCAAAAAATCAATCAAAGATATCATTTCAAAAACAAATGCGCTTTCCAACCCTTATACACGCATTCAAGCAAAAAATGCTGTGGACAACATCTACAATTTGGTCACAGTGTGAGTATTTGAAAGCGAAAGCGCACTTGTTGCTGTTCGGGGGGATTGTTAACACTTGACAACAAAATGGTAATCGCCAATTTGTTTTTTTTCTCGAATGTATCTGCTCATTTTTGCAGCACATACATTCTCCGAAATCGCCGCGTCTGCAATACTGTCCCACGTTCCAATAAGCTCGTTTGTTTTGATTTCGCGTTTTTCTACGACTTTTCCGGTTGTATTTTTGTTCGATTTTTGGACTTGTTCCGTTTGTTTGATATAATCTTCAATTAAAGATAGTCCGTAATATCCTTCATTGACTCCATGCTCTGTCCACACGGTTGCTTTCAGAGCATAAGGACACGCATTCAAATATCCTTTGAGTTCTTTCAATTCGACTTCGTCGGGTGCGCATTCGCGATTTACGGACTGTTTCCATTTTTTATATTCTCTCAACAAGACAGAATTCAAAATTTTACCAGTATCTGAAAACTTGCACATTTGAAACAGAAATGTTTCGACTGGATGTGCGTCGGAAGATGAGAATTTCTTTTTATATTCTGCTTCTCTCAATTTGATGCCAACATAACAATGCGCATTTTGTTTATTAATCGGCATACGCTTCGGTTGAAATCGTGTGTCCATATAACTTTTAAATGCGTGGAATATTTCTTTTTTGGGTTTTGTTTGTCTCCAAAGGCGAAACCGTCCTTCCAGTTGGACCGATGATTCATACACGTCTGAACGAACAATGCATTCGGCGGAAACAAAATCGTTAAACATTGCCGTGAATTCGGCGCTTGTAGCCGCTGCATCATTCATCGCTTCCTCGTTTATTTCGGGTTCTGGGAAAACCGTGTTGTCATTCTCTTCTTTACGGAATGACTCAATCACCGCTTTTTGTTTTTTAACCATTTCTTGAAGTGCATCGATTTCAATTTTAGCTTTATTATAATTTCCTGTCATCAATTCAAAATCTGTCGTTAAAGTATCATTTTGGTTACGCAGCATTTTGATCTCATTCTCCATTTTTATAAAATTCTCCATGCACAATTTTCTCGAATCGATAATGTCTTGAATGTATTTTTTCAATTTTTCAATCGTCAAATTTACTTCATCATATGCAAGGATTTCGGTTTTGCATTTGTCATTTACTTTAATCATGCGCAAATGTTTTTGAATTTTTGAGTGCTTCTTCATAAGATTCTCAATCTCGGTCTTGTTCTGCACGCGGTATGCAGACACTAATCTGAAATTTATATACTTTTTGCGGTGGTCCAGCACTCGATTCGACAAGTCGTTTGAAATGCCAAATTTTATCAGTTTTTCTCCTTTTTCATTCGTGTTGTCAATTGTTCCGAAATAAACGCATTCGGTATTCTGCGGAAATTGTGCAATAATCACTTGTTCAACTGCACGGGTTTTTTCTTTTTCTTTGGCGGTTTCAAGAGACACTAGCTCTTCTTGTTTTTTATCGATTTCTTTTTGCATATTGTAAATACCCGTAACTCGAATTTCCTTTATCACATCACAAACCCAATTTTGAAATTTTTGGGCAATCGGTTTCCTAGATCGAAACAGCACTTTATATAATCCTTTTTCGGTTAAAAATGTTATATCTTGCAATCTTCCCGTGCCGTCAGTAGTACTTACAGCACGCTTTTCAGAATCATCGAAATCTGTAATTGACATTCTTATGTTACTTATTTCTAATATTACTCCCACGTCACTCGCTCGAAATAGCGGGTCGTCTATTGTTCCTTTTATAATGATTTCTGTATGCAAATCATTTGCATTAAATGCTTTTACTATATCCATTTTCTTTGGTGTTGTAATACTATAATTTACGCCATCTCTTTAAGTTTATTTATTATAATATTTAATTATTTTAATTAATAGTTGATGTACATAGTATGTACATCAACTATTTGCTTGTCTCATCGGAAAAGCAAATATTTATTTTTCTCCTGAACCTTCAGGAGCAAACATTTAAAAACATCTTTGGTCCGCAGAGGTGTGGAGCAAACATTAAAAAAACATCTTTGGTCCGCATAGGTGCGGAGCAAACTATTTGTTAATTTATTTTTGCTCACGAATCTTCGTGAGCAAAATCTGCTTTTGCTTTTTAAAATCAAAAGCAAAAATAGTTACCATTTATTTTTTCGCACGTTGATTTTAGGTCCTGAACCCTTTTTGTTAATGTTTTTCGGGTCATATGACTCCTCTTCGTCATCAGAATTTAAATCCTTGCTCATCTCCCAGAATTCTTTACTACCGAGTTTAAACGGCCCGTGCTGTTGCGCCTTGTACCAGAAAATTTGGTCCTGTAGCTTATTCGACTTGGCGTTGTTGTTTATGACCAAACACTCGTAGTTTTCAGTGCATTGATCCATCACCTGACAGAATGACTCAAAAGTCGGAAACATACCCGCGTAATTTTCATAGATTCGTTTTCGGTTACCTATATACGGCTCTCGCAGGATAAACACGTAATCAATGTTGGTTCTCAAATTGGGTGGAATGCCTAGAGGATATTGCATTGTGATGACCAGCATAATCTTCCAATGACGGCCGTTCATAAAGAGGAGACGCATCATAGTGTCGCGTGTCCATTTATTATCGAACAAGCAATCGTCCAAGACCACAAAGGTTCGGGGGTCTATGGTGCTCCGTTTGTATGATTCCATTTCTTTTTTAACTTGTTTCAGGACGGCTTTTTGACGTTTCAGGATATTTTCAATGATGGCGGTGTTGTATGCGTCATGGATGAATAGTTTTGGCACGTGTTCTCCGAAGAATCCGTTTCCTGCTTCTGTCCCTGAGATGACGGTTCCGATGGGGATGTCCTGGTGGTAATACATGAGGTCTTTTACGAGGAAACTTTTACCAGTATCACGACGACCGATGAGGACGATAACGGGTCCTTTATTTTCGTCGGGTCTAAAGCTGATGGATCGCATATCGAATTTTCCTAATTCTAAATTCATTTTGATTGATTTATATTTTTTCGATAAAATGGAGAGAAGAGAGAAAAATAAAAATATGTATTTGAATAAATAAATAAAATAGTTATAATTATAGATAATGAGATAATGAAATAAAATATTTGATTAATTTAAACTAATTGTAATTTCAAAGAAAAAGCAAGGACAAATAAGATAAAATAAGACAAAACGATGTCAACAAAAAAATATAGAAAACGTGAAAATTGTAAAACAAGGAGATTCTTATATCATCCGAATGATCCTAAAAAATCATTTGATGTGTATATTGATAAAAATCCGAGAGATACGATACATATAAAGTATCAAACGGTTGATGATGTAAAAATGACGATTCGCAAATTGGAGCGACTTTACAAGGATAAAAAGTATACACACAAACGCATATGGCAAGTTGGAATGATTATGAAGGTCCGATTAGAAGTGTTGAAGGAAAAAAAACCGAAGGAGTATCATTTAGCTAAAAAGTATTTTGAATTTTTAAGTGATAGAACAAAAATGGATGATAAAGATCGATACATTGCGAAATTTAAGGTATAAATAGTATAAATAATATAAGAGTGTTAACTTAAAATATTCTTATGAAAAATAAGTTTAAATACTTGTATTTTTCTATGTATAGACAGTATTAATTTCATTTTATCAATTATTTTAATTCAACATTTTCTATTTTTCTCTCAATCTCTCTAAAAATGACATGCACAAAAGTAAATTCAAATGCATTTGAACTATATTATCAAAAGC